CCATCAGAATTTATTAACAAAAATAATATTCCGTTTGCAGAAGGGAACGCTATAAAATATTTGTGTCGCCACAAACAGAAAAATCAAAAAGAAGATTTGTTAAAAGCTAAACATTATATTGACATGGCAATCGATAGAGACTATCCTGAAGAAGTGAAAGAAGAAGTGAAAGAAACAAAAAATTCTTGGGGGATAGTTAAATAATGTGTAACACTCCAGAAGATTTAGATTTAAAAGGCATTGATACTGTTGCTGTTGATATAGAAACATACGACCCAAACTTAAAAACAAAGGGGTTAGGTGCTATTAGAAATGATGGTTTTATTTGTGGTATTGCTGTCGCTACAGGCAAAGATACTGCTTATTTCCCATTACATCACTCAGATACAGAACTTACCATGGGTAAAAAATTAAAGATATGGAAGGTTTTAAACGAAAAAATATTTCAGAATGAAAAAATTACAAAGGTATTTCATAATGCGATGTACGATGTCTGTTGGATAAGAGCTGTTACAGGCTCTATGATAAAAGGCAGGATTGTAGATACTATGATAGCTGCGTCTGTTATTGATGAAAATAGATTTAGATATTCTCTAGATGCTTTAAGTAAAGATTACATCGGTGACTCAAAGTATAAATATGATTTACAACAGAAAACTTTAGAATGGTCTGGAGGTATGGTTAAGGACCCTATGTCCAACATGCACAGACTGCCTTCCTCTATTGTAAAAGATTATGCAAAACAAGACGTAGATTTAACTTTTAAACTATGGAACTTATTTGATAAAAAATTGGACGAAGTATTATACACTAAAGAAAGTGGAGAGCAAAAGACTTGTAGAAAAATATTTGAATTAGAAACAAAATTATTCCCTTGTTTAGTTGACATGAAATTCAAAGGAGTTAGAATAGATGTCCAAAAAGCTAAAAAGTTTGGCGCTCATCTTAAAAAACGAAAAGATCAAATCGTAACTGCAATCAGAAAAAGAACAACTAAGAAAATAGATATATGGGCAGCAGCTTCTATTAAAATTTTATTAGATCATCTAGATATAAAAGACTACAAAGTTACGCCTAAGTCTAAAATGCCACAACTTCCAAAAGATTATTTAAAAACACATAAAAATAAATGTTTACGTATGATTGCAAAGGCAAGAGAATATGATAAAGCGGCAAACACTTTTGTAGATGGTCTATTAGATTATGTACACAATGGTAGAATACATGCAGATATAAATCAAATTAGATCAGACAGTGGAGGAACGGTCACTGGAAGATTTTCAATGTCAAATCCTAATTTACAACAGATTCCAGCGCGAGGATACATGGGTAAAAAGATGAGAGAAATGTTTTTACCAGAAGAAGGACACGAATGGACGAGTCTTGACTACTCGCAACAAGAACCACGGATCGTGGTTCACTACGCTATCAAGTTAGGTTTACCAGGGACAGAGGAATTACATAAAGAGTTTGATAAAGAAGATGCAGACTTTCATCAGATTGTTGCCGACATGGCAAAAATTTCTAGAACACAAGCTAAAACAATTAATCTAGGTTTATTCTATGGTATGGGTAAATTAAAATTACAAAAAGAATTAGGTCTAGACAGAGTAAACGCAAGAAAGTTATTTGATGAATATCATAACAAGGTGCCATTTGTGAGACAGCTTTCGCAAGACCTTATTCAATTTGCAAAAGATAACAGACTATTATTTACTTTGTATGACAGATTCTGCAGATTCAATAAGTGGGAAACTACTGATAGAGAGTGGAATCCAGAGACAAATAGATTTAATGAAGTACCACTGTACACGGAACAAGAAGCAAGACAAGCTTTTAAGGCTGAAATTCTAGAGAAATATAAAGAGAACAAAGTTGACAAAAATTATATGGACCACTTTGAAAAATATTATACGCCTGCATTTACTTACAAAGCTTTAAATAGATTAATTCAAGGATCTGCAGCAGACATGACAAAGAAAGCTATGGTAGATTTATATGAGAGAGGAATTATACCGCACATACAAATACATGACGAGCTTTGTTTATCAATTAAATCAGAGGAAGATATACAGACAGTTAAAGAGGTAATGGAGAATACTATAATACTTGAAATTAAAAATAAAGTTAACTATAAAAAAGGGAAAAATTGGGGTATAATAAAATAAAAAAATGGAGGGAACTATGGAAATAGTAAACAAAATAGTAGCAAAAGTAAAATCCGATAGAAAAGTACAAATCGGTATAGCCGTTGCTGTCATTATAATTATAGCTTTAATAAATTAATTTATGAGCCATGGCCTATTTAAATGCAAACATTCCTGTGACGTATGCACAGATCAGAAGAGAATATCTCTACGATCTTAAATCTCATTATGGAGAAGTGGAAGACTGCATTATATTTGGCCTGGCATCGATTACAGGACGTCCTATATTATTCCATGCTATTATGGAAAACGGTGCAGTATTTTATCGCTTACCAATTAGCGCGTTTATTCAAAGAGGATTTGAGCCATCCAGAGTGCCCAAGCGAAGACTTGATGAATTACAGCTTTGGAATTGTTTTAGTTATTATCCTGCTGTCACTTCTTATGATATTCTAGACGGCCAATCTGGCAAATATTTCGGAAAAGATAAGAAATTACATCCTGGGGCGTACCTTTTTACAGTTGACTGGGCGCACCCAGAGAGTAATATAGTAGATACTGATCATTCAGAAATTCCGCACGAACATAAGTGCGCTCATATATTGGCGTTAGAAGACGGCAATTATGCTGCCCAACCAAACAATCGTATACTTTGGGACATACCTTCATTTACAGTTAAGAACGAAACTCCTGATTGGAAGGTACAAACAAGTGATTGGAATGTTGAAAACACAGGAAAATGGAAAACAGAAGATACCGATAGGTTCTTTTATAACATTGAGGAAAAAAAAGATGAGTAAATGTTCAAATTGTCATCATGACTGTCATTGCGATGGAGATCTGCACGCAGATGAATACGGCGTTTGCACTTGTGAAAATTGTGAATGTAAATCCAAAGCAGAAGATAAAAGTTATGAAGACGAAGTAAAATATGATGGGTAGGAGTATGAATTATTATTTTACAGGTATATTAATTATTTTAATGACCTTATTAGCTTTTTGCGTAAAACCTGCTTATGGTGGTTCTACACAAACAAACACATCTGGATCTAATACGGCAATTGAAGGTGGATACACTTCAACTGCTACAACCACATATCAATCTGGTTCTGAATCTACAACTACAACTAACAATACCACAAACTCAGATATAAAATCTTCACCGCCATCAGCGTCAGCACCGTCATATAATTCTATGACACAAGATGTTTGTGCTGTAGGTGTATCTGCTGGTATTCAAACTTTTGGTATAGGTTTATCTGGTGGTAAACATGTAATAGATGAAAATTGTGAAAGATTAAAACTAGCAAGAATACTTAATGATTTTGGAATGAAAGTTGCAGCAGTTGCTATACTCTGCCAAGATGAAAGAGTATTTGAATCAATGATACAAGCAGGCACTCCATGTCCAATAGATGGTCGTATTGGTAAAGAAGCAGAAAAACTTTGGGCTAAATACGATCACGAAAGACCAGATTATGATTTATATATTAAACGTATGAAAGCTAGAAAAGACAAAGAAGAAAAAATAGCTAAAGACGCAGCAATAGCTGAAAAGAAAAGAATTGAAGAAGAGGCTAAAATGACAAAAGAATTTGAAAAAGCAGATAGAGAAGCTGCTAAAGATAAAATTAAACAAGAACTTAAAAATTTAAAAAACGTTAGATGATTTGGTTAACAATAATGATAATAGGAGCGGGATATGCGTTTTATCGTATTAATAAGTTTGCTGACGATGTTAACCCTTACAACTTCAGCAGAAGAAACAACAACAAATAATTTAATTACAAACGGGAATTTTGAAACTGGTAATGCCAACGGTTGGACTACATCTGGTGACGTACAGGTATTAAATGATTGTTGTGAGTTAAATAATGTATCAAGCAACTATGATTTAGAGTTTGGCGATAGTGGTTCTATTAATCAAGATTTTAATCTAACATCTGATACAATAACTCAAAACATGTTGAACAATGGTATTACATTAGATTCAACAATAGATGCACAAAATGGTGAATGTGGTGTTGCAGGATGTTGGGGTGGTAGTGGACCTGCTGACACATTTACAAATGTACTTATAATTAAAGACTCCGATGGTAATATTCTTGCATCAAACACTACGATAAGAACTGATGTTACAGGTATTGATGGCGCAATCTTTACAGACAGATTAATATATAATGGTACAGGATCTAACGTAGGTAATATAAATATATCTGGATCCGATGCTAACGCTCCTTCTAATTTAGGTGGTCCTAACATAGATAACATTTCTGTTACTATGACCTATGATACCTCAGTATTATCTAATGAAATTACAAATGAGATAAGTGAAATATTTGAAGAATTACAAGAAGAGATATTTGAAGAGTTTACATTTGAATATATTGAAGAAATGTTTGAAGAGTTTACACTTATAGCACCACCTATGGAAGAAATGATTGAAGAAGAATTTGAAGAAATGACATTTGAACCTATGCTAATGGTATTAGAAGAAATGCCAATAGAAGAAGAGTTAATGGAAGAAATAACTATGGAAGAAGAGATGTTAATGGAAGAAATGCCAATGGAAGAAGAGTTAGCTACATCTTTTTTTACCATGATGGCCCCACAAGAGGAGGAGATATATGAAGAAACTGAAGAGCTCATTGCAAGCTTCTTACCTATGGTTTCTAAGGAAGAGGAAACTTTTACTGAGGAAGAAGAACTCGTGGAAACAGGACCCGTACGAATGGAACCAACCGAGGAAGAACCTAAAGAAGAAATGATAGAAGAGGAAACTACTGAAATGGCAAGTATGCCAGAAGAAGAAATGCCTAAAGAAGAAACTACTGAAA